ATGGTCGCTTAGTTTTTGGACATTCTTGCCCATTATGCCGTCAACCATTTTTTGTGACTGCTCATCTAAGGGAGCGGATTCGCGCTCAATTCCCAATAACTTGGCCGCGCTACTAACCGCTGCCGCCATATTGCCGTTATGCTCTATCTGACAAAATACGCTGAACGCATCGTGTGAATGGCCATCCGCCAATGGGTCGCTGCCGTGATGACTATAAACGCGGGCAGGATCACTGTCTGGCAGCATGATAACGCCGGGTATTCCGCTTGTGCTGTTCGGACAGCGCCACCGCTTTCCGGCCATTTTGTAGCTGTTTGCCTCTAGTATATTTCCAGGCTCATAGTTTTTATTGAAATGACCTATAACCCCACCGCTTTCATTCTCGCCCTTGTAGGCTTTTGGCTTCACTCCGGCGGGTATTCGGCTAGTGTCTTGTTCAGCCCAGGGGCAGGCGTCCTTCATTGCATCTTTTGCTATGTCCCAGTTCTGCCATGCGTTCAATAAATTAAAAGGAAGATCCGTAAGGTTCTGCCAGTCTCCAATCCATTTATAGGGCTTGCCGGTGTCTTTGTGTAGAGAGGGCGGGAGTACATCTTGGGTGTCGCCAGCTCGGAACTCAATCACACATCCTATGTCTGGCCAGCTCAGGGCATGGCGTTTTGCAGGTAGGTCTTGTGGTGCTTTATAGATCAGCTTGGCCCGGTTGTCGCGCCCGCTGCTAATCTGTACGCCTTCTGATAACAGCGCGTCCATATCGACGCCTATGGCTTCAAGCGCTGTTCTTGAATGCTCCAGGTTGTCTATGTCGATGGTGCAAGTGCCTGACAGTCTGTGGATCACGCCTATATTGTCAGTGCACTGCGCAAGGGTAGCGCCCTTTTTCTGCCATCCAATCCCGCTTGGCGCTTTACTGTTAGGTGGTATGGCACAAAGCGCCCAGCCTTTTTCTATGTAATTTTTTGCTTTGCCTTCCATTATCTGGCTCCTGCCTCTTTCTGTTCAAGGTAGTCTGAAAGCTTCTTAACCGTGTCATAGCTTGGGTTCTTGCCCTTGCTCATCAATCTATAGATAGCATTGCTGTGGACGTTGGCAGCCTTAGAGACGGCCATCAAATTGCTGTCTTCTAGTTTATGCTTTATTTGCTCAAGTGTTAACATTTTTAAACCTCTTGTGATTTTGTTTCAATTCGATGTTGACAATACTACCCACACATCGTAATCTTTGCAACGTAAACCGAATAACACAACGCAAAGAAGGAAGGAAAAAATGACAGAAAACACTATAAATAAGCTAGCTAAAGATTGGAGAGAAGCAAAAACCGCCGAAAACACCTCAAGAGATTTCCGAGTAGAAACCGAAGGAAAGATAATTGACTTGGTTGGAATGAAGGCCGAGGGAAGCCAGACCCATGACGCCGGCACATACAAGGTAACGGTAACGTCCAGCATGACAAGAACGCTTGACCCAAAAAAGTGGNCAGAGATAGAGCCAAGCATTCCAGAAGATTTGCGCCCCGTCAATTACAAGCCGTCTATTGATCTTAAAGGTATCCGCTACCTTCAAGAAAATTACCCGGACACCTACGCAATCGTTGCGCAAGCGCTGACCGTTAAGCCAGCCAAGCCAAGCGTAAAAATAGAGGATAAATAATCATGGCCTTCGACCTATCAAGCATTCAGCAGGGTGCAGACCCGAGAGCGCCGCTTATTGTTATTCACGGCGCGCCAGAAGCCGGCAAGACTACTTTTGCTGCCAGCGCTCCATCCCCTATTTTTATCAGGGCGGAAGACGGGCTGGGCATCAACAACGTGCCAACATTTCCGGTTGTTCAAACCATTGCCGACGTTATGAGCGCCATCGAATCTCTATACGGCGAGCATCCTTACAAGACAGTGGTTATTGATAGCCTGTCTGCCATGGAGCCGCTGATATGGGATCAGGTGGCAAAGGATCAGGGCAAGGACAGCATCGAAGATATTGGCTTCGCCAAGGGCTACATCTTCGCCATGGATTATTGGCGTGATCTCGTCAAGGCCGCTCTTGGTCTGGCAAAACGAGGGGTTACGCCTGTCCTGATTGCGCACAGTGACATAGCAAAGTTTGATCCGCCCGATGGAGAGCCTTATGACAGGTATCAGATCAAGTTACATAAGCGGGCGTTTGCCTACCTGTATGAGCAGGCGGACATTATCGGCTTTGCACACAAGCCGGTGTACGTGAAGAAAACCGACAAGGACGACAAGCAAGGAAAGGCAAAGAGTAAGGGACAGAGGTTACTTAGGGTTTCAGAATCACCCGCAGTGATCGCAAAAAACCGGTACGCCATGCCGGAAGAGATACCGTTAGAGTGGCAGGCGCTCGCAAATAGCGTCCCGTTTTATGCACAAAGCACCGAAGAAAACACCGAAACCCAAACCGAAGACGAGGAATAAATCATGCAATTTAATAACTTCAACGCTAACGACATCCCAGAGCAAGACAGCTTCGAGCCAATCCCTGCCGGCTGGTATACGGCCATGATTACCGACGCCGAGGAAAAGCCCACCAAGTCCGGCAACGGTAGCTATTTACAGTTGCGGCTTGATGTAATTCAGGGCGAATTTGAGAACCGTGTAATTTTCGAGCGCCTGAACCTGGACAACCCGAACGAGACAGCGGTGCAGATTGCCCAGCGCACACTGGCCAGCATTTGCCGGGCTGTTGGAATTATGCAGCCCAAGTCCTCAGAAGACCTGAAGGACACACCGATCATGGTCAAGGTCGGAATCCAGCCAGCCTCAGGGCAGTATGAAGCTAGCAACTCGGTTAAGGGATATGCACCTGTAGATGGTGCCCAGAATACAGCGCCGGCACAGAGCAAGCCTTCATCTCAGAAGGCAGCACCGGCTGGCAACAAGAAGCCATGGGAGTGATTTAGATTTAAGGGGCGGGCTTCCGCCCCTTATACAAAAAAGGCCAGAAATAATGAACGAAATAGCGAACCAAATATATAAGCATTATGAGGACAGCCGGGAGCAAGCCCATCGCCCGCACATGGGCGGAAGTCAGATCGGCAATCCATGCTCTCGCGCCCTGTGGTATCAGTTCCGTTGGGCGTGGCATTCAGAACCGCCAGGGCGCGTCCTGCGACTATTCAGCCGAGGCCACGAGGAAGAGCCGAAAGTTGTAAGCGACCTAAGGGGTATTGGGGCGACGGTATTACCGCTTGATCCGTCAAACGGCGAGCAATGGTATTTCTGGCAGCATGGCGGACACTTTGGCCTTTCTTTGGACGGCGCTTTAAAAGACCTTCCAGGCTATGAAGGATGGATGGCCATGGAAGTAAAGACGGCAGGAAAAAAAGCATACGACAGGTTAGAAAAGGCAGACAGTGTAGAGAAATGGAACGGTCAATACTGGGCGCAGATCCATGTCGGTATGCACTTGGCTGGCCTTGATAAATGCCTTTATGTAGTTGTTGAAAAAGACAGTGACCGGATGTGGACAGAGGTCTACGATGTGGATCACGCCTTGGCTGAAAGAATGTTAAAAAAGTCTAATCGAATTATATACGCCGAAGACCCGCCTGATCGCATAAGCGAAGACCCTGCATGGTATCAGTGCAAATTCTGCGACCACTGGCCGGTATGTCACGGCAACCGAGTTGCGGAAGTTAACGAGCGCACAAACATACAAGCTACGCCAATGCCTGACGGCACATGGTCTAACGATAAAGGTGAAACATCAATCAGTGTAAGTGACCAGAGAAAGGCACGAGCTTCGCACCTTATGCGCCCCGACTTGGTTCCTTATGCCACCGCTGTCAATAGCGACGGTAAAACCTATATCGAATATGACAACGGGATGATAAACCACATTGATGGCTCTTCCGGCGGGCGTAATTGCTACACCAGCCAGGAGATGCACGAATCAGAAAAGCCCTTACCCTTGGATAACGGCGCTGAAGACATCCGCCAAAAATTTGCCGCCAAGGTGGGTAAAAATGAATAAAATCATTTTGCGAGA